ATCGAAATCGTCGTAATATGGGCTGATATTTAAATCTGTTTTTTGTGCCATCTTTTTTTAGAATTCCAGAATGATTTTAACGTCTTCTTTTTGTCGAATGTTCCTTTCAATCAAAGGTCTATTGTTGATGTAAATTACATCGCCTGTCTTTTTATTTATCTCTGGATTTGAATATCCACTAGAAAAAGTAACTCCCAAATTAATCTGCTTATTGCCAACAGTCGTGGAACTATCACTAAAACTTGTATTGACTGAAGCAGAACCACCGGCATCAAAAGTAATGTTATTAGTTCCAGAAAAACTTAGCACTTTAGAAACAGTGCCCACATCATTTGCATCAGTGTGATCGAAATTATTACTGAAGTATAAAGATCTATCTTGATAGTACTTTAATACCTTAGTATCAGAATCATATGATGCAACATATCCTTGAGCAGTTCCTCCAGTAACAGTTTGTGTTATTCTATCTCCAATGGTTGGAGTTCCAGAATAAGAATCTGCCAATTTAATTGCATAAAGTGAAGAAAAAGTATTCTCCGTAAACACAGTTGTTGATGAGAACTGTTGTGGATTTTTTAATAAACCTATTTGAGAAAACTTTGTATCAATAGGAAAATCTTTAGTTGAATCATCAAATCTAGCATAAATCAATACTTTATCAGTTCCCAGTTCAGTATAAACATCATATCCATGTCCTCTGGATGGTGGAATAATGGGAATCAATTTTGCTGGATTAGAAATAGTTCCTGTTCTTTTTAAATCTACGATTCCATAAGTGTATCCTTTTCCACCAGATACAATGGAAGTTCCGGTAATTGTTCCGCTACTATCAACAGTTATTGAAACTTCACCACCAGATCCATCACCTAAAATATCATAAGTTCCTGCACTATATCCACTTCCACCGTTTTCAATATAAACTTTTTTTATTTGATTATCATTTACTTCAGAATCACCACCCTCTCTAATAGTCTGAATAGAAGTATTTGATGATGTTGCCCAATCATTAGGAACAACGACGTATTCTGTAGAATCAAATTTAATAATATCTGATGGTGAAACAGAGAACAAATATTTCCAAACATATCCATCACCACTAGAACCTGCGGCGGATGGATCTACATCAGTAAATGTTGGTTCGTCTAAAGATCTTCCACCCGTTGGGTTCGTTCCAGAAGAACCATTATCAATACAAATATAAACTCTATAATCACTATTGACTACGTAATAGTTTGCATCATATAATCTGGAAGTTTTAGATATCGGAGTCTGATTCAAAATACTATAATCATGCCTATACATGTCATAGGCAGTGTTAGATGTCCAATCAACCTTTCTTATAACTCTTCTAATATTTGCACTAGTAATCTTTTTACCAAACAGAGAAGCGTCTCTGTATTGGGAAATATATTGAAAATTGTCAATAGGGTTTGGTGTATTTGTATCCCAATTGGTAGTTCTACCAAATCCGGGATTTGGAGAAGTTGGGTTAGCAAATCCTAAGAAGGCATAATATGAATTATTAGTATCCGATACAGAATCTATAAAGTTACCAGCATTCAGTATCCTAAATTGATCTGTTACGACGGCTGCCATATTGATAGTTTTTTAGATATTTATAAGATAATTTTAGGAAGGGCTCCCGTATCTCTTATGCTGGCATTTCTTCTTTGGATAGTTGGATATGTAGAAAGACCTGCCACAACGTTACCAGTAACACCAATTGATATTGGATTTGATGATCTTGTTAATCCTCCACTAATATTGGATAATCTACCCCAAGAATATTTTCCAACAGGATTTGTTATGCTACCAACTGTCTGAAGTCCAACTATCAAAGAATTGGAATCTACATTACATGTAATAATTCCAATAGTTCCAGTACTGCTCCAGGATGCAATCGTGTAAACATTATCCAAGAATGTTGTTCCAATTCCTACAATAGCAGCATCAGAATTATCAATTGAGGTAACACCAGTACCAATTCTCGTATCAAACACATAAATTGGATATCCAGTAGAAAGTCCTGTAAAGGAGGATGAATTAATAGTAAATTGAAGTGCTAATGGGTTGGAACCAGTTCCTAAAGAGGTTGTGATTCCAGTTACGATTCCTGAGAAACCATCAACGTTGACAAAATTGGATATGAGTTCAACAGAGTCTGTGGCTACTGTTGAAATTCCATTAACAACAAGAGCTGCAAAATTTTGTGGTGGGGAAGTTGCACCTTTATCACTTTCATAGTCAAATATTTCGGCATTATCAACAAAGATTTCATTAGATGTAGTTGAAAGTCCACTGATAATTCTTGCTGTTGGGAAAACTAAAGATTCTATAGAATCTCTAGACTTATAAACATTTTCACCATTTATTTTTTTATCTGCCTTCTGTTTTATCCATGCTAATGGTTTTAGATTGGTTTCATCTATTCCAGGTCCACTGTAAGAATCGGTTTCAAACTTGTCAGAATAATTTAAATCAAATATAGTTCTTTCATCTTGAGTTACTGTTCCACTAATAGCATTGTTTTCGAATACTTGAATATTGTCGCCAACTTTTAGCGTCTGACTAATTCCAGTAACCAAAGTGCTATCACTTCCCGAAATTCCTCTATAGAAGAAAATTGCAATATTATCTTCAGCTTTAGGTGCTGTAGTAAATATGAATGATGTACCACCAGAAAAACTATAAGAAACACCAGGTTCTTGAAGAACACCATTAACAAAGATTAGAAGAAGATTTTCTAATTTTTGATCTGGTGAAAGTGATGTTGAAGGTTCAAAACTTAAAAGTTCACCATTGTAGAAAAGTGGGAATCTAACTCTTATTCCGTCCTGATAATTCCTTACGGAATCAATGTAGTCTAATTGTCCAAATTCCCATGCTGCAAAGTTATCAGAATATGTGTCAAGAACCGTTATTTCAAAATCTGATAATGGTGCAGCCAGAGATTTGTCAGTAACAAGTCCAACAGGTTTAATAACATCACCTCTTCTGAATGAATATCCATTCCGAGCAATCTTAAACTCAGTGACCTCGAAGAAAGTGGAACCAATACCAGTAGTAGATGGTCCAACTTTAACGTCTAATAAAAGTCCAATACCAGTCTCAGTTGTTGCACCAATACCCAATCTAGAAACACCAATTACTGGGAGATTCTCATATGATGGATCCGAAACGAAGATGGATGGATTAGTATATCCAGTTCCACCAGAACCAACATTAAACGTTAATGTGCCGCCAACACCAACGGTAGCAGTAATTGATGCTACATCGCCAATGTGCCCACTTTCAAAAACACTAATTCCAATAGAAACCAACCCATTATATCCAGAACCATTGAAGTCAGTTGTTCCAAGTCCTACAGATACAATTGAACCTCCAGCACCAACTACGGCAGTCACAGATGCTCCTACAAGAGGTGCAAATCCAGATCCTGGTGTGGAACCAAGGGAAACAATAACTCCACCTCTTGGAGTTTCATTTTGATTTATATCAAATTCTGAAACAACATATTCTAAAGGATCAATATCTGGTTTTGTAAGTCCAGAGAATACTATTGTGGTAATGCCAGCAACAGTATTTTCATTGATTTCATAGTTGTTGTTTCTATTGTTATCGGTTGATGGCGTTTGGAAAATATTGTTAACAAAAACAATTCCACTTCCACCAGTTGAACCAAGTCCAGTAGTATTTGCTCCTCCCACCAATAATGTAAATGTCCTACCAATGCCAGTAAATTCGTCAGAAATATCGTCATAAATTTGATTTCCAGTATAATCACTTCTTAAGAAGACTCTTCCGTTAAAATTGGAGGTTTCATAATCCAAGTTTGAGTCAGTCTTGTCAATTTGGGGATTTCCTCTTGGAGCATCCGTAAAGTAAATTTTATTTTCTACAATATTAAATGCTCCTCTATGAATTCTAACTGTTGTAGAATCGGTGTGTGAGGTTGCAGATGTTCCAACAAAACCTCTCTTAACCAGGACAAGATTTTCTGTTCCGTTATTAGTAATAGGTCCAACATTGGTTGTTCCCAATCCAACGTTAATAACTTCCATATATTCATTGTCTATCTTCAATATATCTTTTGGAGATATTGAAGATATTCCACTTAAAGTAAATGTTGTCGATGTTGTGCTAATTTGTCCACCATTTCCAGACAATTGGTGTGTTATTTTTGTGGCAGCGATTGGATATTGAACCAGATTGTCAATAGAGATGATTGATTTGGAATTCCTCTTCGCCATAGTGAATCTATGGGCATTTCCTTCGCCAAGTGTTGCAAATGTTACTCCAATTCCATTCTCAG